AGTGGGTACATTATAGAGGGATTCCATGATAAGGTATATCAACTTGTAGATTTTTTTAATTTTAATTCAATTGATGACTTTTCATTTGAATGCCAGACACTACATGATGAAATTAGCTTGTTGTATAATAACATTTTTTTGTTTAAGTATACGAGTGTTTTTACAGAAGACGAGTTTTTTAAAGAGTTTGAACGGTGTGTTGAATATGTCCTAGAAAAATCAACAAGATTTGCTAACTCGTCTGGAGTAGAGTATACAAAGTATAAAAATTTATACAAAGATACTCTACTTGAAATGTATAATTCTGAAATTCCGGCCGGAATATATAAAGAAAAATTTAATTCATATCTGTCAAGTATAATGGTGTTTGATAAACACGAAGTTGCGGTTCTTACTACTGCACGTGGTAACGAAAATATAAACCACGAACGCAAGCACATACCTTTGATTTTTAAATTAACAAACCCACTTCCAACTGATATAAAAGTTGGTGCGGGGTTTCATCTAAATAATTCAATATATTCCGATGATATAATTCAACGAGTTTTGTTATATAGGAAGAGTAAACCAAGACTATTTAAACTAAGAAACCCTGACTTAAGTGGTCTCGCGGGTCAAGGAACACAAACATACACCTCAGAGCAACTCAAGCACACCGAAACAGAAATAAAAAGAAATAGTCTTTTAAATTTAGACTCAAGTGATCCTGGTATTTTAGAAAAAATAAAAAATATTGAACTTGAAATGAGAGAAGAGGTGTTTGGTACACCACAACGAATTACAGAGGAAATTTCAAACTATTTTAATAATCAAACAGAAGATTATTATTTGACAATAGATTATTCCGATTTTAATAATTTTGTAAGATATTCATCTGCACGAAAAAGACTTGATGTGTTTATATTTAAGTTAACTAAATTGTCAAATATTGATAGAAAAATAGAAGAAATACGAAGGTCTTGGAGAAACAGTACTCCGGAAAAGTTTAGTAAATTGTCATATGATTCTCAAATGGCCAAACTAAGTGACGAAAAACTAGAAATATTAAACAACTTGGATGGATACGAAAGATTTTTATACTTTGAGGATATAACTGAGTTGTCGGAATCTGCCAAACTGATTAAAGAACGAGTAGACGAACTTAAAGATAATATTAAAACCAGTGGAGATGACGACGGAGCATACGCCGATGAAATTCGGAGTTTAGAAAATCAATTAATATACAACTATGTAAGTTGGCCTCGTGCGGACTTTAACTGCGATGCAGTTGACGACTGGGAAGACACGGTATACGATTATACAGAGGGCCAGGCGGTGTTGTATGACGATTCTGTGTGGTTGGTCTCTGCATCTGCAAACCCAAAACCAGAAGACATACCCGGTCAAAGTGATATGTGGGAATTCTTCTGTAAGTGTGGTGAGTGTGTCGGTAAAAAAATACCATTAAATCACAAGAAATATCAGTTTTTGTCATCCAGAATATATTACCGACCAATGCCAATTCCTGCGACTATGGAAGAATTCTCACGATCCTCTGGATATACGTGGTATGCAGAGAAAGCAAAAAGTGCAGATGTGTATGACAAGTACAATGACAATTCTTTTTTAAACAATACACCTGAGTTTATTGTACGAGATGACCAGAATGAAGATTATTTTGACTTTTTAGCATTTGTGGGGCATCAGTTTGATTTAATACACCTATACGTGGAAGGAATTGGAAATATAAAAAAACCATTTAACAATCCAAATAAGGGAATTCCAAACGAACTAGTTTCTCATATGCTAGACTACTTTGGTGGTTCGTTCGAGGGGTATGACGAAGGTGGGTTGGATGGCATAATACGACAGGTTAGAAATGAAACCCAACTTGATTATATAAAAAGATTTAAAGAAAAAAAGCACATAATATGGAGACGGATTTTAAACAACCTTCCGTACATATTAAAAACAATTGGAACAGAAAAGTCTATTCGTGCTATGTTTAGGTGCTATGGTGTACCTGACTATTTACTTAGAATTCGTGAGTTCGGAGGAATTGAATATAATACAGAAACTAACGATAAGGTGTTGTATACATTTGATCACTTTGATTATCATTTAGTTTTTTCTAAAAATAATCAATATCTAACAATAGACTGGAATCAAGGATTACTTGGCTCAAATGCCATTGAATTTAAATTCTCTTTGGATGATAACAAGTGTGATTTATTTGAAAACGTTGTAATTTTATCGGGAATGGATGATGTGTATTCTAGTGAAACTGGTGCAACCAAAACATCTGTGGATTGGTCGTTTGGTTTTCATGCAAACGAGGTACTTAACGAAAGTGCATCTAATGTGGGGTGGGGTCGTTTTTATTTTGAGATCAATGAAGGAGAATCAATCCGTCGTGAATATATAAAAGATAACGGTGGTAAAGAAGAAATATATCCATACGAAGACAATGAATATGATGTGTTAATACAGATATCTGAATCAGACCGTTGGTCCGATATGGGTGTACAAATATATATAAAACGTTATATAGATGGAGAAATTGCATATACAGGACAATCAACAATATCACTTAAAAAAGAAAATATAGAAAAGTTTTTACATCCATCATATGTAGTTATCGGAAACATCTATGCGTCAAACTTCTATGGAAAACTGAACCGATTGCGGTTATATTCAACTCCAATAGATGAACATAGATTTGAAAACCATATAAAATTTAATCAATCTTATGATGTTTCTGATCCATTTTCTCTTGAGGACGCATTGATGTTTAAAGCAAATTTTGATTTTCCTTATGACCTCACGGGAACTGATACAGAGGAGTATGGAGTAATACAAAACAGCTCACTCAGACAAGATGTCAGTAAATTTGCAAGAGCATATAATTTTGATCAAACAAACTATCCATACAATTTCAATGGCCAGAACCAACGACAAACTGCACAACTACCCTCATATGGAGCACAGGTGTTTAATAATAACAAAATAAGAATAGAAACACAGGAGTTACAAACACAACTATCGGTTTCAAAAAGAAGCACACGAAAAAGTGGAGACTTATTTACGATTGACACAAATAAACTAGGAGTTTACTTCAGTCCATCTGATATCATAAACCACGAGATTTTGAGATTTTTCGGTGAGTTTGAACTCGGTGATTACATAGGTGATCCACGTGAATTATACAACAAGTCATATGAAGGATTTACCCAAGTCCAAAACTTATTCTTTAAGCACAATTTCGGAAAAGTAGATTTTTCAAATTATCTGTCTATGTTAGAATCTTACCTCGATCCGTCTCTGTTTAAAAATATTGAAAAGTTAATACCTGCTAGAACAATATTAATGTCTGGTCTTTTGGTAGAACCAACTTTATTAGAACGAAGTAAGTTGCAAAGAAAACCAATTCAAAATGAAATTTTAATGTATGATGACATACATATAAAATCAGGATTAAAAAATAAAAAAATAGTTTCCCACGGAAACAAACGAGGTTACTATGACATAACCGATGCCGATGTTTCGGGGTTCCCAACTACACTCAAAATAAAATCAAACAGATCACAAACATACCCAACCGAGTTTGGGTATAACCAAGTGTTAAACATACCAAATGATATTATGTATGGAGTAAGTTCTTACCGAGGAATTTCGTCTAAGTATAAAATTGAAACAAGTGAAAAGACACATAAACGATACACCAAAAACACATCCGTGTCTAAAAAATACGAAGCAGTTAGTATATCAGGACGAATACTAAAAAACTCCGAGTTTAATTGTGAGGTTTACGGAAACACTAATAAAGTTGGCTTTGAATTTTATGTTCACGAAGACGCAACACTTAATGGTGAATTGATATACGGAAACATAATAAATAAATCAGAATATGTAAACGGGTATGCTATACTCAATTTTAACTTCACAGGCCACATATTATCGGGTAAGGTGTATGGCATCGTAAGTTTCGTAATTCAAAACGGATTTATTAAAAATTTAATCGTAGAGGGTCGTATCGGTGGATATAAATTTTTTGATTGCGATATCAAATCATCATCGTCCAGATTTAGTGGAAATATTAAACATTTAATAGACACTTCTATTTTAAAAGGAACATCTTTAAAAGAAACACCACGACAACGAAAAACAAAACTTATAGAAGTTTCTAAATCATTTGAATCTTCTGAAATAAATTCAATAAAAATTCCAGACAAAGTCCAACATGAAATTGAATTAAATTTCCATAAAAATATCGATATAAAACTTAAAAACGAAACTAGCAAATATATCAATGCACGTGGCACATATTTTTGTAGATTAAATATGCACAATTCTGTGATTTTAACACCACCACCAATCTGCACATTTGATATGTCGTGGTCACGTAAAATAAAATCCTCACAGACCACCAATAAAATTTTAAATATATCCCAGTCTTCGTATGATTATATGCACGAACTAATATCCAGTTACGAAACCG